AGTTGAGTTTAAGAAGCAGCACCAAGGCATGGACAATCTACGCAAGTATTTTACAGAGAATCAAGATATAGGTAAATATCTGTTTAATAAATTTCGCAATACATTAAAGAAGGCGTAGTTATGGCACATAAAGACCCAGAAAAGAGAAAAGCTTACCGAAAAGCTTACGACGAAGCCAATAAGGACAAGATAAATGCTCGACGAAGAGCTTGGCGCAAAGCTAATAAGGACAAGATAAACGCGAAACAAAAGGCTTGGTGCGAAGCCAATAAGGACAAGGTAAAGACTTACCGCGAAGCCGATAAGGATAAGGGAAAAATTAGACGAAAAGCTTGGCGTGAAGCTAATAAGGACAAGCTAAAGGCTTACCGAAAAGCTTACCGCGAAGCCAACAAGGATAGGCTAAACGCGAAACAAAAAGCTTACCGCGAAGCCAACAAGGACAAGATACGTGCGCAGAGAAAGGCTTGGTGGGAAAAAGTTAAAGATGACCCTGAATTTCAAAGAGTAGATAAAGAAAGAAGAAAAAGATACTACGAAAAAAATAGAAAAAAAATACGAGCCAAGCAAAAAATATACAATGATAAACCTGAAAGCAAAAAAAGAAAATCCGCTACAGATAGAGCTTACCGCGAAAAAATGAAAGACGACCCTGAATATCAAAGGAAGAGACTAGAATACCGTAAAAAAAACGCCGAAAGAGAAAGGGCCAGAGCAAATGCTTGGTTTGCTAAAAATAAACACACTTATTGTCAATCCGAAGAATTTAAAGGAGCCGCCGCGGCAAGAGCCTCTAAACGTAGAAGTATAGAGCGTAAAGCTACTCTTCCCACTACAGATTTAAAATTGATAGAAAAACTATATAAAAAATGCGCTAAAATATCAGAGGAAAAAAATCAACTACACCACGTTGACCACATTATTCCACTAAGCATTGGTGGAGCGCATCACCAAGACAATTTAAGAATCATTATCTCTACCGAAAATCAACAAAAATCAGCGCAATACATTCCCGAACTCGGCGGTGTTTGGGCCGACAACGATTTAGCAAGAGAGACAAAAAAGAAACTTGGAATTAAATAATGACAAGTGTATAATTTAACAGGGGGCGTTTTGGATTCGATTTAGTGTCCTGACGCAGAACCGCAAGCGGAGGATGATAGTGGGCCTCCTTAATCATCTATCTAGGAAATTCAACTGCCGATAACATTGTTGATATGGAGTTCGCTCCTTCCGTAGCTGAAGCTGACGAGATTCTCGCTCAGTTCGGTTATGCCGAAGAAGAGGAACTCTTGCTGGCGGCTTAAGTTCCGCCCCGTCCTACCTCGGATGCTCGTTAAGAGGATAGGGCGACGACAGCGAGCAAAACACTGGTTGAGTCTGGTTGTGTCTCCAGTTGTTTAAAAAAAGATAGACCAAACTTTACGTGAAGTTGTCGGTGACAGACACGTATCGTATTAAACCGACTAAGCTTGTAGTGGTTTTAGCCTATGGCTCTGAAGACGCGGGTTCGACCCCCGCCGCCTCCACCAATTTACTATGATAGGATTTAAGAAACAATTTATATTTCTACACCCTCCAAGAACAGGCGGGACAAGCGTAGAAAACTATCTTAGAGACTATACTGAATTTCCAGATCAAATAACTAGGCAGGGAAATCTGAGACACTTTCCTATGCATATGTACTCTGAAATCTTTGGTAAATCAATTAAAGATTTTTATAAGTTCAGTATAGTTAGAAACCCTTGGGATAGAATGATTTCGTACTATTTCCATCTGTTTGGGGAGTATCGAGAAGAAGCGTTCGATCAAATGTTGATGCTCGCAGGGAAAAAAGGCAAGCTCCAGCAAGGGGGATTCCCAAGGGAAGGCACACCCTATTTTGACTTCACTAGCTGCACACAATGGCTAAACGAAGATATTAGGTACGAAGGGCAAGTGGAGTACATAAGATTCGAAAACCTTCAGGAAGACTTTGAGAACGTATGCGGCATACTGGATATAGTTAAGCGTAAACTAGATTGGACAAATAGAACCATAGGTGTAGACAGAGAGCATTACAGTAAATACTACAATGAAAAAAGAGCCAATTTAATAGCTGAGGTTTATGCTGACGATATAGAAAACTTTAATTATAAATATGAGACTGTTTGATATTCATGGAAGACCCAGAAGCAAAAAGGTCTCTAGGTATTTGATTGATTGGGATGAAAAATCAAAATCTCAAATTCAATTCAAAGTAAAACAGTTCCTTAAGACTTACTGGGAAAACCATATTGTCTACGAAGAGTTTCCTGTTTATGGGACACGAATGAAAGTAGACTTTGTTAATGTAACAAAAAAAATAGCAGTAGAAGTCCACGGCCCCCAGCACGAAAGCTTTAACAAATTTTTTCATAATAATTCTAGATCGGATTATTTAGCTTCGATTAAACGTGACGCGCAAAAGGCTGAGTGGCTAGAAAAAAACAACTTTATATTTATGGAAATTTATGATAAGGACATAAAGGATTTATCTCATGACTTTATTAAGAGTATTTATAATGTATCTTTAATTTAAAATGGAAAAGAAAACCGTAAACAAGTCAGTTCTAAGGCACCTCAATGATAACTGTGGTGGAGGATTTATTCTATTTACTTTCGATGAAAGTGGCCTACCTCAAGTAGACACCAATTTTGAGACCAGCGCAGAAGCTCTAGCCATGCAGTATTATGTGCAAAATTGGGCAAAAGCTATGGAAGCAGGGACTATCGAGGAGATGGCCAGAAGCATGTTCGATCAAATGCCTCCAGACGAAGAATCTGGAGAAGAAGGAATTTAGTGCTTGATCTAGTTCCAAGGCTGTGTTATTATTTAACACATGAATGGTTTATATTCCCTACAAATAGAACGACATGTGCTTGGGGGGTTAATCAGACATCAAGATGTTTTCGCAGAAATCGACGCGTTCGTAAGTGAAAAGGACTTTTTCAATGACGTCCATTACACGATCTTCAGCGTTATTAAAAACTGCGTATACAATCAAAAGAAAATCGACAAAGTTCTTTTAGCGAACCAAATTAAAGAACTCGGAGTATCTTTTAAAGACGACATTAACATCTATGATTATATTGAGAACCTCTCATTCACGCAAATCACAAAACACGCAACACTTGACGCCTGTAAAGAGTTAGTAAAATACAGGGTTCGTCGAGAGATAGCCGCAACAGCGGAGAAAATAAAAGACGAAGTAAAACAATGCGGAGAAAAAGGAATTGACGAAATCGTTTCCGCTTGCGACGCTCTTTATAACGACAAAATTCAGGAATACGGAAACGAGGACGCGCCAGAAAAGTTAACCGATGGTTTAATGGAGCTTCTCGAAGAGACGGGCAACGACCCTCAAGATGAATTCGGTTTCGCTAGTCCTTACTCAGAGTTTAATAGGATGTATGGGGGCTTTAGAGCGGGTCACGTTTACGCTATCGCTTCCAGACCGGGCGAAGGTAAAAGCACATGGCTTAATGATGTGTGCTTTAAGGTAGCCGAGAACTCAGGAATCAAAGCTCTGCTTTTGGATACAGAAATGTTAACGAAAGAAATTAAATTTAGATTATTATCTTCGTTAACTTCTGTACCAACTTGGTATCTAGAAACTGGAAACTGGAGAAAGAATCCAGACTACTACGACCAAGTAAGAAAGGCAGAAGATAGAATTAAGCAAAACAGAGACTTCTATCATTATCACGCTGGCAACAAAAACGTAGACCAAATTTGCTCAATGATTAGGCGTTGGTATTACAACGAAGTCGGTAGAGGAAACAAGTGCTTAATTGCGTATGACTATGTAAAGTTAACGGGAGAAAAGGTTGGCCAGAACTGGGCGGAATACCAAGCTATTGGAGACAAAATCCAAAAGCTAAAAGAAGTTGCTGAAGAAGTTAATGCGCCCCTACTTACAGCCATGCAGCTAAACAGAAGCGGAGAAAACAGAAATAGAAATTCATCCAATCTAGTCGATGATAGCTCTGCCATCTCCCTGTCTGATAGACTGCAATGGTTTGCTGCGTTTGTCGGCATCTTCAGGCGCAAGACGTTAGACGAAATAGCTCTTGACGGAGAAGACTTTGGCACGCATAAGCTTATACCAGTAAAAACCAGATTCCAAGGAAAAGACGCTATGGGCCACCAAGACTTCCTGCAAAGAGTTTTTCCTGATGGCTCAGAGAGGTATCAAATGAATTATCTAAACTTTGATATTCATAACTTCAACATCGAAGAGAAAGGCTCCCTGAGGCATATTTGCGAAAGGGCTAGAGAGACCTACGAGTTAGAAGGCGGTAGCACAGAAAACCCAGCAGACTCAGTATTGTGACGGATATAAAAGAAATGCTTTATGAGCTTGGGTATTCGAATATATCTGAGTATCCTAGAGAATATCGGACGCGCCCTATTTATAGAGAGTCCGATAATAACACCGTTCTGCGCATAGATAAAGCGACAGGCAGGTTTGTTGATTTTGCTGAGAATATATCGGGAAGCTTCGAAGACTTAGTTAAATTAACACTCAAAATGAAAACGATGGATGAGGCCCAGAAGTGGGTCTCTTCCAAAGGCGACACCTCTGGAGAGAAGAAGGTGATCGTTGTCAAACCGGAGATCAAAAGCCCCAAAATCTTTGATAAAAATTGCTTGAGTAAATTAGTCAGCAACCATATCTACTGGCAGAATAGAGGCATCTCTGAGGATACGATCTCTCAATTCAAAGGCGGCATAATTAGCGAAGGCAAGATGAAAAACCGATACGTCTTCCCGATATTTGACGCCAAAAATAGATTAGTCGGTGTGTCTGGAAGGTACACTAAGGAGATCAAGTACGATAGCATCCCCAAATGGAAACATATAGGCGATAAATATGCTTGGAAATATCCCCTTTTTTTAAATCACAAAATAGTTTTAGAAAAAAAAGAAGTTTTCCTTGTGGAAAGCATAGGGGATATGCTATCTTTATGGGAGGCTGGTTACAAAAATTCTATAGTCACATTTGGCTTAGATATTAGCTCATCAATAATGGGCGTACTTTTGAGGTTTGACTTAAGTAAGATATACGTGTCGTTTAACAATGACTCTAATAAAAACAGCAGAGGAAACCTAGCCTCCAAAAAAGCACAAGAAAAATTATTAAGACATTTTGACCCAGATCAAGTGGAGATTAAACTGCCCACTAAAAATGATTTTGGTGATATGGATACTAAGGAAATACAAGAATGGGTAAAGCAAAATACATCTCAGCATCACGCATGAAAACATTGGAAACTTGTTCGTGGCTTTACTACGGCAAGTACCATTTAAATCTGCCCGACAAAAGCAATGATGGAGCTATCCGTGGATCGATTTGCCACCTAGTTTTTGAGCTACTTTTAGAAGACAAGCACAGAAAGCATTATGACAGAATAATGGAAGGCAAATGCACCGAAGCGTCTGAGCCAGTTACTAGACTCGTTATCAAGCATCTCAAAAAGCAAAAGGCTTTTAACGAAGAGAACTTTGAGATGTGCATGGACATGATCGTGGTAGGGCTAAAATTCGACTTTTACTGCGAGGGTTCGGAGTTAGGAGAATCAGAGCTGAAGTTTGAAATCCACAACAAAGAGCCAGAGTACAGGATCATGGGGTTCATTGATAAACACGCCGTTTATGATGATGAAGAAAAAACAATCAAAATTATAGATTACAAATCTAGTAAAGCAAAGTTTAGAGGTGACGATTTAACATCAAATATTCAAGGAATGATGTATTCTTTGGCGGCTAGGCACAAGTGGCCAGAAGCGAAGCGTAGGTTAGTCCAATTCCTATTCCTACGTTTCCCCCGCCAACCAATTCAAGAGCTCCAGTTCTCAGAGGCGGAGCTTAACGGGTTCGAACAGCACCTCGCAAACGTATACCAAGTTATAAATAACTTTAATTATGAATACGCTAAATCTAATTTTGCCAAAGACAATCCTAAAAACAGTTGGCTATGCGGAAGAGGCAAGTGGGTATGCCCACATAAAAGTCCATATACATACTATGTAGTGCTTGACAAAAATCAAAGAGTAGTGCATACTAGTTATGAGAACGATTTTGGAGAGCTTAAAAAGGGACAGACAATCGAAGAAAGAAAGTACGAAGGATGCCCGAGGTTCTACTCCAAAGCAGACAAACAAGAAGACCCGTTTATACTAGACAAAGAACAAGACCCATTTGATTTTTAATGATACCGCTTTTTAAATCCCATTACTCAATAGGCAGATCAATCCTTACCCTTAAGGAGAAGGGAGCCTCAATGAAAAACGGCCCTCAATCAATTATCGACCTGTGCTTTGATAACGGCATCAAAGATATGTATCTCGTTGATGACTCTATGAGCGGCTTCCTAGAGGGCTACCTTAACGCCAAAGACGCAAAACTAAATTTCAGGTTTGGGTTGAGAATTAGCGTTTGCAATGACCTAGAAGAAAAGTCCGAGGAGGCTCTATCAAAGACATCTAAGATTGTAATCTTCGCTAACAATCAAGAGGGCTACAAGTTGTTGATTAAAATTTACACAAAAGCTGCACAAGAAGGGTTTTACTACGAGCCTAGAATAGATTATAAATATTTAGCTTCGGTTTGGAACGACAATGATCTTTCATTAATGATTCCATTCTACGACTCCTTCCTGCATAGAAACGCTCTTTGCGGCAGCGTGTGCGTGCCAGACTTTAAGTTTACAAAGCCCGTCTTTGCGGTGGAAGACAACGACATACCGTTTAACTTCCTGATTAAGAATCACATTAAAAAATACATAGGCAAAGAATACGAAGCAGTCAAAACTAAAAGTATTTACTATAAAGACAAAGAAGATTTTAAAGCTTATTTAACATTTAAATGTATCAATAACAGAACTACTTTAGACAAACCCAACTTAGATCACATGACCAGCAACGAGTTCTGCTTGGAGGCTTATAATGGTTCCGTTTAATCCAAAAAAAGTAAATAAAGAGTGGGGCCATGAAATATGGCTAACCAACAACGAGAAGGAAGACTATTGCGGTAAAATCCTATTCATCGAAGAAGGTCACTCAAGCTCTATGCACTACCACGTAGACAAGCACGAAACCTTTTACGTGCTGGAAGGAACACTTAGAGTAGACATACTGAGAGACAAAGAGAACCCAGAAGCCCACCCCTTTACAATGACAGTCAAACAAGGCGAAAGTATGGAGATGGAGAGAGATCAAGCTCACAAACTTATGGCGGTAGACAGGGATGTTACATTAATCGAGATCAGCAAATTCCACAGAGACGAAGACAGCCACAGACTTTATAAATAATA